ACCCTCTCTCTTCATTTCAGTAATCAAGTGAGAAACTCTCTCACCGTTGATTTGTGGACCTTCAGGGTGACCGAGCTCGCCAAGAGCGCGCTTAGTCTCAATGAATTCCTTTTGGTAACGATTCATCTCTTTTTCGAGAACATCACTAGGGTAGATCCTACCATTTCGGTTTTTGATATTACCTTGCATGAAAACGCCTTCAATGAAGAACGACTTCTTGCCGGTTTCTTCATTCAGCTCAGAAATTACTTCACAACTTTCATTTACTTCGGTAATTAATTTCATATCATTTACCCTTGTTTTTCTTCTTAAATCTTATTTATACATTTACCAATTACTGGTTATCGTAATAATTTTTTGACAGTTCGCCACGCTCTATTGTTTCACCTACCTTTCTACATTTAACGTAGGTTTGCTGAGGATTACCACCATTTGGTGGAGTAAATGTACGTATCCCCAGATTAAGCGTACCGTTTGCGTCTACATAAATGTCAGATTGCAACACAGCCGGAGCATTATCATACTCCCAAATTCCATTCGAGCCTGGAACAGGAAGCCAAGCCATTAGAGACCGGCTGCCTGTACAAATGCCATGATTTCATCAAATCCTTTCTTGTCTGCCATCATTCGTGTTTCCATTTCTTTACGATTCTTAGGATTCAATGTTTTCATCACGGCTGAAATGGCTTTTGCGTCGTCCATTGAAAGCTTAACTGTCTTACCATCTTTAAGCTTTAGATTACCAGGCTTAAAGTTTGCTTCCTCAATAGGTTGAACTTCTTCTGCTTTATATCCACCGCGGTCTTTAAATTTTTGAGCTGCGGATTGGGAGCCTTTCCACCTTTTTGTAGCTCTTTTGTCATGCTCTTTACGTTTTGCATCAGTATAACCAGGATCGTTTCTCTTTTTATCAGATTGCTTAAATTGCTTTATGGCTTTATCTTGATATCTTTTCAAAAGCGCAGGTGATAATTCGCTAAGTTTAACTTCGTCTAAATCGATCTGCTGGTCTTCTTTCATATCTGCTTTATCAATAGCATCTACTTTTTTCTTACCATACTTTTCATATGCAAGCTTACGAAGCTTTTCTTTAAACTCTCTTCTTCGCCCATCGATTTTAAAATTATTTTCATCGAGGTGTGATTTAAAGCTTTTCATATTAGTGTCTTCTCCGTAATAACCGGCCATGATATCATCTCGGTCAGCAGCCATTGCTTGCATTTGACCTTGCGCATAAGAATAAAGAGTCTTCATCATTGAATGAGTCGTAGCCATCTTATTTTGATACCATTCTTCTGGATCATTAATTCTATCAAGGTAAGTAGCAATCTCTTTTGCAGCATACGCCATAAACATGAGCTGAGAACGCATCATTCTTTTTTCGTCTTGTGCATCTTCTCTCATGTCGATTTTAACTCCTGCACCCCGATCTGTAATTTTCTTAATGTCTGGATTATTTCTCATAAGAGTCTTTTGAGCAATCTTTGGCTTATATCCATACAGGTTAATCAATTCGCGATATACCTTTTCGTCATCAGCGTCATAAAGATCGATGAGATTATCGTAATCTTTATCTTGCAATTTTCTATCTCTGCTGCTATCAGACTGACCGTCAGAATGTCCATCTGCACCACTATTGCGATCCATGCGCTCTCTTACAATCTTGGCCATACTATCACCAGACTTTGCACGTGGATACATGCTATTGAACGCCTTTGAATCGTGTCTACTAATAACATCAGCAATGTATTCTGCAACGTCTGTATCGAGACCCTTGATTAATTTCTTAAGATCTTCTAATTTAGCAGCTTTATAAAGATCATGGGCTTTCTTAAAGTCAGCCTTATCGATACCACCGGTCTTTGCTTTATCGGCGAGAGCTTTGACTACATCATTACGCCCTTCTTTTAATCCGCCCATTGCGTTGCCGTACACCTTTTTCTTGATGTTTTTGTACCTATTAGAAGAACCTTTTTGATCTTTCTTCTTGTCGGCGGCGATCTCATCTGGAGTCGGCGTTCTATATTTCTCTTCTACTTCGACCGCGGTCTCTACTTTTGACATTCCACCACGATTGTTTCTAACCCAACCCTTTGCCTTCAATCGCTTTTCACGTTCGGCTTGTGCTGCAGCTTTTTTATCAGCATCATGCTTCCTCTTTGCAGCACCCTTAAACATTCGACCATGTGCTTTCCGAGATTCAGGAGACATTGCTTCAGACAAAAGATCTCTAACCTTTTTCATGAATTATCCCTCTAAGCTTTCAAAGACTCGGTCAACGATAGCATCTAATTCTTCTTCGTCCATTTCAAGGATAGATTCACCATAAGCTTGAATTACGATATCAGCAATATCTTCTTCTAAGAAAGATTCATTCTTCTTAGCCTTAGCAGCTGCAATGCGCTCTTTAGCTTTCTTTAATCTCTCACGATCTTGATTTTTCTTTTCTGCTTTAGCTGCTTTCTTTTCAGCCGCATCAGCTCGACCAGAGGTGGACATTCTTTTGGCAGCCTTTTTGATTCCCTTGCCAATACCCTTTGCGATCTTACCGATTAATTCATCGAGTTGCTGTTCATCGAGTTCAGAAATATCATAGTTTTCAAGGATCTCTTCCTCGATAGCATCCCAATCTTCATTCTTTACGGTATAAGCTTGATCATAAGCTGCTTTATCAGCACCATCTGTGTAATCAGCTAAACGCTTCTTTTTCTTAGTCTTTGGCTTAATATCATCCCCGTGACCTTCGGGATCAAGTACCTCAACGGAATGCTGATCCTTAAATCTCTTTTCTTCAGGAGATTTTGGCTGGTCCATTTCAGCTAGTAAACTCTTAAAGGTTTTCATATTTCTGGTCCTTAAGTTACAATTTAAATTTCGTCTTCGTCAGGATACAATTCTTTTTCTGCTTCGATTTGATCCCGTATTTCTTCGAACTCTTCTTCGCTCATTTGAAGAACATTACGGATAACCCACTCACGAGAGTAGTAAACACCAACTGTTTCTTCCATCTCTCTCAAAGTGTTCATACGCTCTCTGAGAATTTCTGCTTCTTTAAGTTCTTCAAAATAATTGTCTTTAATAAAGTCATAACGAATTTGATTTCTAATTTGATCAAACTCTTCCGGCGTCATTACACCTTTAAGTACAAGTTGCTTCTCAAGTATTTCACTAAAGATCCAAGAAAATCTTGATCTCAGTCTTCGAATGAATTTACTAAACTTCAACTCGTCTCTTGTAATTTCTGAGACTCGACCAAACGAAACCATTGTTTCTGGTTCCAAACGAGTCAAAGGTACTCTCAGCGCTTTATATAATTTACGTTGAAAGTACTGTAAGTTTTCATCTGTACTCAAGCCCTGTGCACTACCACCGGCGAGTGTATCGACTTCTGTGGATCTCTCGCCACCTCGGCGAGGGAACCAAAAATCTTCTGTCATCGTCATCATCTTACGAGAATCAGTAATCTCACCAGTCGATGCATTGTATTGTAACTTGTTTTTATGGCGAACCATCATATCTCGAAGATATTGTTCTGCCTTGTTTTTTGGCAAGTTACCTACATCAATATAAAAAATACGTCTCTCTGGTGCTCGCGTTAATGTATAAATGACAGTTGCGTCTTCTAACATCCTCAACTGATTGAGAGGCTTGATAGAAGGATGCAAATACGAAAGGACTAACGAATTATTTTCATTCATTAGTCCTGATGTAACTCTGGCAATCGAGTCTTTTGCGATTCTATAACCAGTCGAAGAATCACCTGGGCCATTGCCGAACCCGTTATCCGAATACAAATAGTATTCGTTTTTAATTTTCTTTGTGGGCATGCCAGACCATTCGTCTTTGCCCTTTTTATCTACTTCGCGAATGAGCTTAATTTTTCTCGGATCAATATAGCGAAGTTCTGCAATACCTTTCTTTAAATTGTCGTCGTCGATAATAATGTGATAATTGAGTCTACCATCTACATAGAACTTACTAAAAATATCATATGCAGTATTAGTAAAATCAAGTAAACTTAGAACTTCAACAAACTCATCTGAAATTGCTTTCTTTACTTTGTCTGGAAGCTCAGTATCATCTAAGACAATATCAACAACTTTATCGTGTGTATCAACACTAATTGCTTCGTTAATAACTTCATCGATTGCCTGAGCAATTTCAGGCTGCATTGCCATACCACGATACTTAGTGACGAGTTGGGACTCAGTTTTTGCTGAGCCCTCCAAGTCAATCAGTGTATTGTAAAATCCACCCAGCGCGCTGCCAACGGTAATCGCGCCGTCATCATTTAACGGCTCGGCGAAGGAGACCGGTACTTCATTGGCCTCCTCCTCTTGCCGCTTGATCTCAAAACCAAAGATCTTCATAATTTAAAATCCTTCACTCAACATTAATTAGGTTGTTGGAATGCCGGTAACGCCTTCAACTCTCCAAAAATCATACGAGAATGTAACTCCGAATTCCTCAATAGCATCGACAGTACCCCAATCCATTTCGATCTGATCAATAGAAACTGGGAACATGCCTTCGAAAACATAAGATCTAAGTGGATCACCATCTTTGCTGAACTGCGTGATGATAGCATTTGACTTGTAATCTTGAGGAAGCGCTCTAACGTTGCTATCGTGTGAATTGATAGCATTAGACCAAGCTTCCATAGCATTTCTTACAGCAAAATCTTCATCGTTGATTACAGTGATTGTCCAATCTTCGAATGTTCGATCACCTGCGTACTTAACCTGACGGCCAAAGTAGGGCACCTCATATTGCCCTACTGTTGAGCCAGGAATACCAGCCGCTCGCACCATGAATGGAACTTTGAAGTCGGCGGCTGGATCGACAGGGTTTAGAATCTGAACTTGGAAAAGAGTTGGACGAGCACCACCGCCTACAAGCTGCGATTTAAACTCGTTGATGTTAAAACTCATATTCGTGTTCTCCTTTTAATTTTATTTATTATGTAAGCGCGCCAACAATCTCTTCAAACTCTACACCAGATCTCGTAGCCACGAACGTAAGTTCGATAACGTTAATCGAGCGTGCAGGCTTAATAAAGATATTTGCTCTGAACTTATTCTGATCAATCACTGTAGGAGTGTTCACCGTAGCGTCAGAGACTACCCTGAAGTCAATGATACCACGTCTACCCTGAATGTCTCTCAAGAATGGTTCTACAATGTTTCTGAATTGTGTCTGAGTAAATTCATCATTCAACTCGAACAAGAAAGATTGTGCAGCGTTAGCAATTGCTTTTTCGACTGCAATAAACAATCTTCGAACATTGATTCTATCGAATGCACTGTTGCCACCCAAGCCTGTCTTATCACCGAAGAGAACAATACCTTGCCCAACTTGCGACATAACTGGGTTAATATCTGAGCTGTACAATTGGTCTCTTTGTGCTTTATTAGGATTGAAAGCAAGCTTCACAACATT